GCAAAGAATAATGCAGAGGATGTTGATACCAAGGCTGATGACCATGCTTATGATGCGTTAAGATATATGGTAATGACGAGGCAAACGGGTGAACGGCAAAGAGCGAGTTATAGAATGAATAAATTAAAAGCGGAAACATATGAACCAGTTGATAGAATTTTTGGGTACTAATTATGCCTGATTTAATTGCTGAATTGATGGAACTTCCTGATTTTACTCAGGATGCAATTGATAATTCTGTAGATGTAGCAGCTTTTAAAGGTATAAAAATTGATTCCTTTACAAAATTACCATTAAAGGTTAGAGTTAGTCATTATAATGATTGGCTTAATGAATTATTTAAATCTAAAGGTGGATTTGTAAATGGTTATCAAAGTGAAGGAACAGTTAAAAAAGAACTTGGTATTTCATTTGATGTTGGCAAGGATAAAGAAGTTGGATTTTCTGTAAATCCTGAAGAGAAAAAAGCTGAATTAGGATTTAAAATGAAATTTGCTGAAGAGGGATTAGTTGGTCAATCCGGATTGGGATTTATATCAAGAGAAGGTTTAACAATAGATGAGGCAATTAAATTAGCAATACAAGAAGTGCCTACGGAAGAAAAAGTATATAATACTGCAAGAAAACAATTAACTGAAATTTTTGATGAAATTTCTGGAAAGTCCTTGAATAAAATTAAATTAACAGAGATTGATATTAAAACAGCAGCAAAATTTCTTCAGGCAATGAATACTAAAGGTTATGGAGAAAAAACCATTGAAAAATTTGGAGCTTTATTTCAATATGGAACGGATGTTAAAGTTAATCCTATAGATAAAATTAAAAAAACAAAAGGTATGTATAGGAGTCTTTATCCTAGAGTAGAAGAGTTTACAGGAACATACTTACAAAGATGGGATAATAAAGCACATAAAGCGTATAAAAGTTTATTGGAATTTACTGATAATTTAAGCCCAACACTTGTTCCAAAATCAGTTAATGGTTCCTTAAATAGATTGATGAAAATTCAATTATTGACGGGAATACATACGGCTGACCTTGTACGATTACGTCCTACTGATTTTGATGAACAGGGATTTATTCGTTTTTTATCTGCTAAAAAAGGGCCATTGGGTGACCCCATTCCCATTTCCGATGAAGTTGTAAAATTAATAAAAGAACAATTAGCGGAAGTTAATAAACTTGAAAATGGAGGAGTTAAAAATTTTGGTGGACGTATATTTGGACTTAAAGGTTCCAGTACTAATATAGATAACTTACAAAAAATAACTTCAGCAGAAGCAAAAGCATATAATGATTCATTTAATACCCAGTATAAGGCAAGTGGATTAAAGGATAAAATTAAAATTTATGATGGTTCCATTAAAGGTGAAAGAGCACTAACAATTAAGGATGCAAGAAGCTATCATGCAAATAAATTAAAACTTATAGGGGAAAGTGGCGTTGCCAATGAATCTTTAGGATGGACAAGAGGTAAAGATGAAGCATCTAGAATGTTTAAAGAAGTTTATTCACGAACAGCCGATGACCAACTTAAAGTAGATTTAACGCAAGAAAACTTTAAAAATTTAAAAACAGTTGTAAATAAAAAACAGAATAAAATTGCAGAATTAACTGGATATAAATTTACAAAAATAGACATATCAAAAGTTGCTAGTGAAGTTGATGAATTAAAAGGACAAGATTTAATACCGGATAAAACAAAACAACCTGTTGTTACAGAAGCACCAAAGCCTGTTGTTACAGAAACACCAAAACCTGTAGTTGAAGGAACAGAATTAAAAATAGAAAAAGTTGAAGAGCCACTTAAAAAAAGAAGACTTTTTAGTAAAGCAAAATTAGCTAATATTCTATCAAAGGGAAGTAAAGCGTTAAAAATAATGCTACCTCTGCAAATTGCAAATCAAATGCTTGGTGGTGAAGAAGGTTTATATAAAGATAGATTATTTGGAGTTTTTGCTCCTACAGTCAGTCAGGATGTTGAAGAGACAGTACAGTTAGGAAGAGATATTGGAAGTTTTGTACAAGGTAAATCACAGGATGAACAAATGAATGAATTAATGCCAGAAAAAAAAGGATTAGACGTAACAGTACCCTTAGAATATGGCAGAAACTAAAATACCAACATCCATAAAAGTTGGATACAGGGATTATAAGTTAGAAAAATGGAAACAGACTGTTGCCAGTGCAAATGATGCACACGGACAGTTTTTTTCAAAAGAAGGCATCATCGGTTATACCGAAGAGGAAAAAGGAGTTTCTCATGCAAATACAATTCTGCATGAGTTATTTCACGCCATCATCTATCAATGGCATATTGATTTAGATGAGAGAGTGGAAGAGACAGTTGTACACGGTTTAGCGAACGGTTTATCAACTGTATTTGTAGACAATCCGGAATTAATGGATTATTTAAAATTAAAAATAAAGGAGGGCTAAATGCCACAACCAATAATGACCAAATACAAGCAGGGTGACCTTGGTAAGCCCTATCCTAAAGTAAAGGATAAAAAAAATGTGAATTTATCAGCACACGGTGGAGAAGCCGATGTTGATGTTGCCACTAAGGATTATCCAACCAAGAAAAACGACCACGTGCAATCTTCCTTTTGGAAGAAGGCAAGTGAAAAAGATTATTAGGAGGAAAGAATGCCACAACCAATTATGAAAAAATATACGCAAGGAGAACTTGGCGACCCTTATTCAAGAAAAGCTAACCCAAAACCAGATGCCTTTTCCACAAAGAAATGGAAACAAGGCGATTTAGGTGCGGAAAGCGGCTCTATTGGTAAGAAGAATAAAGGTGAAGGTCTTAAAGCGATAGGTGCGGACGACAAGAGCTTATCAAAATCATTTTAATAAAGAATAATAATGGCCATAGATAAAACAGATGCGGCCAAAGAGATAGATAATGCCGAAAACGTACCCGGCTTAGTTGCTCACGTTAAAAGAAAATTTACATCGGCTGAAGATGGAAAGAATGAAGATGAATCACGATGGCTGAAAGCCTATAAAAATTATCGTGGTATTTTTGATAGTACGACACAATTTCGTTCTTCTGAAAAATCCAAGGTCTTTGTAAAGATAACAAAAGTAAAAGTTCTTTCTGCTTATGGTCAGATTGCAGATATATTATTTGCAAACAGCAAGTTTCCACTTTCTGTGGAATCTACACCTGTACCAGAAGGTATAGCAGAATTTGCACATTTACAAACACCACAATCTCCACCTCAAGACCCTTATGGATTTGAAGGAGACGGACGAGTTTTAGAACCGGGTGCAATGGAAGCAACATCACCAAAAGATTTTTTAGGTGGTTTAGCAGGTAAATTTGCAGGAACAAACTTACAAGAAGGTGCGGCTAAAATGGGGGAACCTCAAATTAGTCCTGCACAAGAAACTGCTCGTAAAATGGAAAAAACAATCCATGACCAGTTACTTGATACTTCTGCTGTAAATGTATTGCGGCATTCTATATTTGAATGTGCTCTTTTAGGAACAGGAATTATTAAAGGGCCATTTAGTTATAAAAAAACAGTGCATCAATGGACGGGTCAAGATGAAGAGAAAATATACAATCCTTATGATAAAGAAGTTCCAAGAATTGAAGCTGTTAGTTGTTGGGATTTTTTTCCAGACCCTGCGGCTACAAATATAGATGACTGTGAATATGTCATACAGCGACATAGATTAAACAGGGAACAATTAAGAGATTTAATTAATAGACCTTATTTTGATAAAAAGGCAATTTTAAAGGCATTAGAAATTGGGCCGAACTATGAAGAAAAATACTACGAACAAACTATTCATGGTGTTAATGACCCAACCTATGTAGATAATAGATACGAAGTTTACGAATATTGGGGCAGTTGTGATGCCGCATTATGTGAAGAAATTGGAATGTCAGTTCCACAAGGAATGACTGACTTAAAATCCGTACAGGTTAATGTATGGGTTTGTGGTAATGAAGTTATTCGGGCAGTAATGAATCCGTTTACACCTTCTCGAATACCATATCAAGCATTTCCTTATGAGTTAAATCCATATCAATTCTTTGGAGTTGGTGTTGCTGAAAACATGGAAGATGCTCAATTATTAATGAATGGCCACATTAGAATGGCGATTGATAATTTAGCACTGGCAGGAAATTTAGTATTTGATATTGATGAAACTCAATTAGTACCCGGA